GTCTTAAAGTCAATAATAGATGGAATACCGTTATATTCTGCAATACAGTCTACACGACCGGCAACACGATATTTCTCACTCCAAAGTCCACACTCTTGGGCATATATTTTATTTATGTTACTTTGAATGGTTGGTTTTAGTTGTGAGAACAAACACCAAGGCAGAAAGTCTCTACCTTCTTGTGTCACTTCAATATTGTTTAGGAAATCTTCACACATATGGTGAACAGCAGTTCCACGAGATGCAGCAGTTCGCATGATATGGTTAGCAACATCGTTACCAACTCGTTCACGCCACTCTTGCAGCCCTTTTTGTTTTGCCTTACGAACACCCAATACGGTTGTAATGGATGGATATAGTCCAGTAGGCGTTACATAAAAACGCTTACGGTTTACTGTCTTTGTAGATACCTCTGGAATATCTATAGGGTTGTGTTCAAAAGTCATAATATTTTCACCTTAGTTGTTTATAATATAATATCAGATTGTTAGAGTAATGTCAAGAGTTTTTGCCTCTATTCATTCTCCATACTTCACGGGCTGGAACACGAATAAACCTTTTGTTGGTTTCATTTGTGTTTGGGTTTGGAATAGTCAACATGACATTCTTACCCCTTAGAAATGCAGAAAGTTGATTCTGACTTCTAGCACTACTTTGCATATACTCTCTACGCAATGCCTTTGTGGTTGATCTTGCAACACTATTTCTTTCGCCCTTTGATACCTGATGAGCTCTTTGTTTCTTCTTACCCATTTTCTTCCACCTTTATCTTACTAATCAAGTACTCTTTAACCATACCAGAACGAACAATATCTCCAAGTGTAAATTCAATATTTGAAAAAGAATCCATTCCTCTTAGAATACTCATAAAATGTTTAATACCTTCTCTTTCGGAGCTCTTTTGCAAATCACTTTGGAAGAAATCTCCACAGAACATAATCTTTGAATCCTGTCCTACACGAGTGATGATTGTATCCAACTCATGGAAGTTAAGATTTTGTGCCTCATCTACGATGATGATTGCATTGTCAAGTGTAATACCACGCAAGAATGAAGTTGTAAGGAACATCAATGAACCTTGGTTCTTTAATCTGTCATACAACAAACTAAATGCTTGTTCATTAGGTTGCTCAAACATAAACTTCACCATGTTCTGATATGGAACTTGGAACAGTGCTGTCTTGTCCTCTTCATCACCAGGCAAGAATCCAATTTCACGAGTTGGAACTGCACTACGAACAATATAAACACAATCGTATTTTGTTTCGTTTTTTAGTGCTTCTTGCAAAGCAAGATAAAGAGTAATAAATGTTTTACCAGTTCCAGCTGCACCATACAAAAAAAGATTCTTACCATTCTTATAATCTTGAAATGCTCTTTTCTGATTGTCGGTTGCTGGTGTAACTGGTACTAATTGGTCAATTCTAATATCTTTTGCTTTCGCCATTATTCTTTACTCCATCTTGAACGATGTTTTTTTACAACTTCTGCTGTTTTAATTTGTTTTGCAGTCTTTTTACCATATCTATCGGCAAGTGGACTATCTGGATGTGTTTCAGCAGCTTTAGATAAAACTTCTTTCCAACCATCATCAGTTCTTCCATCAATTGTTCCTGTTGTTGAAACAATTCCAAATGTAGTTGGTACTTGTTGGACATGAGGATTTTTTTCTAGTGCTTCATATTTTGCAGCATTAGAGGTGAAGAATTCATCCCACTCCTCACCTGTCTCTGTATTTCTAAATTTAAATGTAGGCATAATTATCTCAATGGTATGTGTGTATTTGTCAATTCATTTATCTGTTCTTTGAGTTTTTGATTCTCCTCAGACAATTCCTTTATTCTATTTATTAGTTTGTAGTAATCCTCAGTAAGTCTTTTCATATCGTTTTTCAGAGTATCCACAGTATTCGATACTGCAACCAATTCTCTGCGATACAATTCATTACCAGATGGATCTAATTTTAAGCCTGCATCCTGTTTCATCTTTGCATCCTCTTGGCGCATTTTCCACAACATCCAATCATAATAGCGTTCTGGTTCCTTTTCCATTACACCACCCCATACCATTCAGGAACTTCTCTTCGTTTCCAAGTTGCAAGATGTTGTTTATATTTTATATAGTAGTCACGATATGCCGTAACTGAACAAGAGTTCTTCACATCATCAGGCATTGCTGGTGTTGGCTGCGTCTTGTATCCTACTGGAATGTTTTTAGGAAGTGGACGTAGAAGTTCTGTATAACCTTTACATGCATGTTCCTTACCATAACGATATTCATATTCTCCAAGTAACCCTTGCCACATCTCAAACAACCAAGTGTAGTTGTTGTTACTAGAACGAACCCACAGATTCGATGGGTGGTTAATATGGGAAGCCTTCATCAGGCCTGCTTCCATAACAGGATCATCCATTCGCCACCGTTTAATCTTACGTCCATTCTTTGTAAGTCCATAGTACATTGTACCATCTAAGATACGATGTGCAGTGGACAATAGTTGTGGATATTCGATAACCATTTTACGAACATGGCTATCGTTGTGCATTCTTACACACTCATCAATGTTGTTACTCAGATAAAATATGTTCATCTTTCCCACCTGTAAAAAATATGATCCTCAATTTCAATCGTCTTAGTTTTAGTTGCAGCCCAAGCAGGCATTACATAGTCTGCATGATAGTGTGTTGCACCCTCTGTAATATCTAGTAGTTTTATACTACCAGAAACAATGGATTCTGTCAATAGAAGAATGTCATTAAAGGCTTCTTTGTCATTCACCTTATCTGACTTACCATCACAATACCAACTGAATTGGCACTTGTGACGAATTGGAATCATCTCACCAGTTCCTTTCCAACTAGGACGATGAGGCCCGTCTTTGACAACACCACAAATCGTGTCTGGAAATCTGTGATCGTTGACACGATTTATGGTTACTGAAATCACTGCCATCTGTCCAGCAAGAGGTTGATTTCTTGCTTCATGGTATACATTCTCAGCAAGGCATTGTGATTCTGCTCGCTGAATTTGATCCAATTCTCCTTGTGTCACATCAGTATAAGATGGTGATGAGATAGTAAGGAAAGACATTAACAGTGTTTCAAATGTTGTCATTGAGTAAGTACCTTCATATTGTTTTCAGATTCGATAGCATCGTTTTGATGTTGTTCGTTTACAGAATTATCCAGTTCTTCCCACGCTTTTGTGGATTTGATTTTTGACAAGAGCATTCTATCCTTACGCAAACGATTCATAATGATTTTGTTTGCTTCCTTGTCAGAGTATTCCAACAGAACATAGGCACGATACTTAGGCCCGTTTGATACAATCTCAGTTTCAGAAACTTTGTATCCAGCAACATCTACATCTGCAATGATGTTCTTTGTTGCCTTCTCAACTTCTGATAGGACTGAACTACCAATCTCTTCATTACCAATCTTTGCAACAAACGATTTGGTCTGAGAACGAACACGACCATTGATACGGTCAGCAAGTGTTGTCTTTGCATTCAATACCGCAAGATCAATAGACAACTGTAAATCAGAAGTTGCTGCTGTTCCTGTGGAATAGATTGCAGTGTCGCTATCTGGCATTTTCTTGAACCAATCTGGAATAATTTCGATTTGTTCTTCAACTACCTTTGCTTTATAGACATAAGTTTCAGTGTCTACAATTGAGTTTGGTGGAACATTAGTCATTGTCTCCACCGTTTTATTGGAGCTGCAAGCACCAAGAAGTGCCACAGCTCCAAGTAACATGATTTTATTCACCATTATCTAATCCCTTTCAACATATTAATTAGATCATCACGCATTCCAGACTCAACAAAAATATCTGTTAAGACGGAACCTATTTGTGGGTAGTATGTTATTATAACAATACCCAATACAATACCTATCAAAATCTTCATCATTAATAGCAGTCCGTTCCACCAGTTTTCCAATTAGCGTAACAACTACCAGACTGTTTTCCATTACCAAAACCAATCGTTACACCACCAACACCAAAGGTACTGTGTTGTCTAGGGATATATAATACACTGTTATTGTGTGTATTGTCAATAACTTTTCTAGAAATAATTCTCTCTGTTACAACTGGAATGCCTTCTTGGATAATCACTTCACGATTTTCTATCTTTGAATTTGGTTGTGGGGATGCAACCACCACAGGCATAGTCTCTTTAGTTGAACAGTTCATCTCTGTCTTTGCAGTAAGTATCTCTGGTGATACTTTACTAATAACAGACTTCTTGGCATTGATTGAGGCCTGTTCACAGGCATTGTTCTCACTCATGTCAGGCCCAAATACATAAGAACCCTCAGTGGGGTAAGTCTGTCCACCAATGGTAACATCCATTGTCATAATACATTTACGAGTGTCATCAACATATGGAAAAACCTTCTTGTCTAAATTAGAAGTCTTTTCGATTTGTTGAGTCCAATTAGTTTCTACTGTTTTATCATAACTACAAGGTGCATCAGCAAACACTGGATGACAACCAGCAGCTGTAATCATTAACACTGTTCCAATAACTTTATTTACCATTTAACCACTCTCCAATCACCTCTACAGGGCATCTATCTTGATACTTACACATCTGATAGATTTGAGTGGAAGTTTCTATTGCACTGCATCCACTCAAAAATCCAACAACCAATATACTAGTAAGGAATTTCATCATTCAGTTCAAAACCAACTAAATTCTGTGAAACTGATTTATTCCAATCCCACTGTCCACCCATCTCTTCAGATGCGTTTTGCAAAACCTCACTGGCGTAGGAACCAAAAGACCAACCAAACTTATCAATAGCCTTATCAACAATAAACTTTGGTGTCTCTGTAAGATTTCCATATGAATCGTAGAAGTCATAAACAAAATCTTCTACATCCATCATCATACTTTTCACTTTACCCATTACACACTCCTTTGTTCAAAAAGATACTCAACCAAATTTTCTACCATCTCATCAACGATAGTGTTTCCAGAAACACCAGCAGCATCTACTGCATTTTGAAATTGACTGATAGTCATTGATTCTACTTCATCAAGAATAGCTTCTTTGACTTGTTCGTTTACTAGATTACTCATACTGGTTCTCCATCAAGTGTTTTAAATCCCATTGGAGCGACTACATATTTTTCAGTACCAACCAATATTTGATCACCAACTGAAGTAGACCTCAAACCGTATCCACTAGAGATATCACCCATAACAGTAACATCATCATTACCATCTTCAGGCATCTTCAGTGACCAACTATCAAATATGTTTTGTGTCCAACGATACGCATACTCTAGAGCTTCTGTACCGATTCGTTCACCAACTTCCACAAACGCAACAGTGCGTGGTGAATCTTCAAACGCTGTGTGAATAACTGCAACTTTCATAATATAACCTCTTTTCTCATCTTACATAGTTATTATAACAAATGATTCGCTAGTTGTCAAGACTTTTTGTAATATTTGTTATACAGTTCATCTAGTCTTTTAATTTCTGGATGGTTTCTAATCCACATGCCTGTATGGGGGGCAAAATGTTTTTTGAAGAACTTATCCATTTTCTTATTACCAGTTTCTTCATTGGGGTTTATCTGTAAACTCAACTCATCAAACTCATGGTCTGACATAATACTATCACCTAGATACTCATAAGCATAAGCAGCAACTGACAGTTTTATTCTGTTTCTTATTTCTTCAGAGAACATCTGCATCCCACACTAACTGTGCCAGTTTATCTTGCATCCGATAGGCCTCTTTTTCCCAAGGCAATTCATAGTAGTTGGTGTTTTCTGGAAGAACTTTTTTCTTCCAACGCATAGATTCACCATCCATCTCTTTACGATAGTACTGTTTGACATGAACCATCTCGTGGCAAATGGTAGTTACAAAATCTTTCAAAGAAAGGTCTTTACTTACCTCAATTTCAAACTCTTTATGGGTATCACCCATTAAACACCAGCCTACTGTATCACCAGTAAACTTCTTGATTTCAATATTGATATCCAAAGTACGAACACGAGGCATCAATGCAGAAATCATCTCATAGACAACTTTCTCAGCAATCTCTCGCTGAAACTTGTTTCCACCAGTAACTTCAATATAGTTCATAGAACACCCTTTTCTCAACTTACATATAGATCATACCATTGTTATAACAACAAGTCAAGCACTTTTTTACAAAAAAAACCCTTGAAGAATCAAGGGTTTATGAAATAATTTGGAGCGGGTGAAGGGAATCGAACCCCTGTCATTAGATTGGAAATCTAAGGTAATGCCATTATACGACACCCGCTTAGGTATGGTAGGAACAACTAGGTCATGAGAGAGAGTTGAGAGAGTGAAGTCGTTATTCCTACCATGTTCTTATAGTAACACTAAGTTACTACAAAGTCAAGAGATTTACAGAAGTTTATGTGCAGCTTCTGTAGTTTCTTTAACTCTACGAGTCCATCCTCTTCCGAATGTTTCAAAGGTTGATAGTTTCTCATAGTACTCTTGGCGATTCGCTTGATATGTATCAATGGTTGCAGCAAGTCCTTCAACTTGTACATATGCTTCAAGCGCTTTAAGAGTGTTGGGCCCAATACCGCCATCAACAGTAGTACCAATCATTCTTTGTAAATATTTCGCTGCCCTACCTGTGCCAGCATTCACACCAAAATCAAAAACACAAAGGTCAAGTCCAGATGGCAGATTGTCACCCTTCACTCTATCCCAATATGATTTCTTGTAGATGGGGGCGACATCTTCAACCGTTAAGTCTTTCATGTCTTTCTCGCCACCATGCTCTTCCCACACCCTTTTAGTAACGCCGAGATTAGTTTCGCCGCCAGGGTCTTTAGGATGATTCACATAACCGCCTTCGTGGTGTAGAATCATCTCCAAACAGTGATCGTAGTTTTCTTTCATTCAGTTATTCCTTTGAAATTCATCGTTCCAATCGAACGCTTCTTTGACTACATTTTCTGATAGTCCTTTATACACTTGGTGTAGTTTTTTATCTTTAGCATCAATTAACAATTGAGCTTCAGATTTATGCAATCCTTCAAGCAACTGAATAAAAATATCTTCACGTTTAAACTGAGGTAGTGTGGTATCACCACCCTTTACAAAACGATAAAGTTTTTTTGCTTCTCGCCTTAGGACTGTATGCTCAGTTCCTTCTTCTGCATCATTCTCTTTGTATGGTACATTTCCTTCTGGAATCAACCATTCAATTTTTGGATCAAAAGAAGATTTGATAATCATGCGTAGAGAATCATGGTCATTCTCTTTTAGAATTTCAATCTTCTTGTCTTTAGTCTTTGCATTATGTACTTTCTTTAGAATTTCAGAAAGTAGAGGGGTGTACGTTGATTGTACTGCCATATTAAAAATCTCCAATGTCATTCATAAGATTTTTCAATCTTTTTTGTATAAAATAATTTAGTAATTTTGATCTTTCACCTTTTGGTGGCTTCTGATACTCTTCCAGAATAGTCACCTTCAAGTCACTTGGAATACAATCCAAATCAATCAAAGTTTTGTTACGTTGATAATTCCTCAACATATCTTCTGTGCAAAAGTCCTCTGGTTCAAGGTCTACCCATGTTTCCAGTTTTTTCTTTGCAATAGGTTTCTGTCTCAGTTCTTCAACAAACGTATTGTCTGATGACAAGAAGTTTGGAATACCATCACTTCGATCACCCTTCAATATATGTTCTTTAATATATATGCGAGGATCTTGTCCATTGACAAACTTCTTTAGTACTGGTGAGTATTGTTTCACAAAGTTGTGTTTTTGCAACTGAATGAAGTCTTTATCACCAGATAGTACCAACACCTTTTCAAATTCATTAGGTGTTACTGAAATATGTTCAACAATTGCAGCAATACAATCGTCAGCTTCTGCACCTTCTACTTCTAGAACTTTGTATGGGAAATTATCTCTGATTTCGTCACGAATGTTGTTGAGTGTTTCAAAGATTAGATTCCAATCTAATCCTGATGACTCTCTATCCTTCTTACGATTAGACTTGTAATTGGGGAAGTAGTCTCTTCTCCAATACTTTTTGCTGTCGTAACAAAGAACAAGTTCTCCATATTCTTCACTAAACCTAGAACGATACATTCTAAGTGAGTTCAAAACCATATGACGAACTAGATTTTCATCTACATCATTTTTTCTTTTAGAACCAATCTGCATCATAAGATTGCTGATTGTGACTTGGTTCATATCAACTAATATCATATATTCACCTTTTTCATATTATTATATAGTACTCTAAAAAGAACTAGTTGTCAATAGATTTTTAGAATGGTGCTGGTTGAGAGGCTCGAACTCCCGGCCTGATGATTACAAATCAACTGCTCTACCAACTGAGCTAAACCAGCGTTATTCTGTAGTATCTTCATCATCTATTTCTTTTGTGAGTTCTGATATAAACTCCAAATCAACTCCATACGATATATCATTACCATCTTTTGATACACTTGTTACCATATCAACAAACTCTTGCATAGGATGTACCATACCCAAATCTCTATAGATTGTCGATTTAACCAAATCAATTAGAAAAGATGTATCTCTAATAAAGTTTTCTGAATCCACATTCATGCCGTTTTCTGACATATTATGTATCATGTTTACCACAAGAGCTTCACAGAGATTTTCTGTAAAAATAATATTCTCACGAATCTCATGTGCTTTGTTATCAATCTTAATGCCTGATTTAGACATTTTGTTTTTGGGGAATTGAATTACTTTCCCTTCTGGTTTTTTATTTTCTCCCACCACGGCATTCCTCTTCCATCTCTCGTGTCCATTCACAACTTATGTCTGGATACCATGTTCCTACGTTTCTTTTGGGTGTACCGTCTGGATTATATGCCATAACCAGACAAACCGTTTTACATTTATTCTGTTGATACTCACCCCAAAACAAATCCAACCAAACACCATCTCGTAGATATCGTTCCATATTGCGAATGTATCCTTCGTGTTGAGAGGCCTTTGCAGACGCACCCTTAACATTTGCACGAACATTTGCACGTTCAGATTTCAAAAGGTCTTTCTGTGTCTTAATCCACTTCTTGACGTTAATATGACTCCATACATGGTCATCACCTAATTTCAATACTTCTGGATGAATAGACTTATATTCTGGGGGGTTTTCTTTTAGTCGTTTTTCTCGTGCCTTTGCAAGACGCTCCGCAGCTGCCTTCTTCTGTTCTTCAGACATAGGTTTGCGTCTTTTTCGTTGTTTAGGTAGGGTTGAGTCATTTTCAACTCGCATGTTGCGTGGCATAGTTCACCTCTAGTAACCAAGTTCTTCTTTGCGTTTTTCCATCTTACGTTTATATCTACGAGTCGCAGCCGCTTTCGCCTTTCTGCGTTTTGTTCCTCTACTTTCATAGAAAGAACGCTCTCGTAGTTCTTGAAACAAACCTTCTCTGATTAATTTCTTTTTAAGAACACGCAAAGCACCATTAACATCCCCATTCCTTACTTCAACAGTAAGTCCTTCTGGTTTGTCGTTCTTTACATTTTTCCTTTTATACATCATTTCCTCAATAATAATTGGCCTGCCCTGAGAGATTCGAACTCCCGACCCACAGCTTAGAAGGCTGTTGCTCTATCCAGCTGAGCTAAGGGCAGATAACTCAACTATTTACTTCTGAAATCTTAGAGAATACTGACGGCCATTGTGATAAAAAGTTACCACACTGTGAGAGTATACTTCTATGATTTCCTCATTATAACGAGTTTGAATTTCACACACTCGTTGCATTCCACCAGTGGCATTGGAACTGTTGTGTCCAATAATACCACCAAGTAACGCACCAACAGCAGCGCCGTTGTCTACATTCTTAGTGACATTGTTACCAATGATACCTCCGATAATAGCACCTTTAAGTGTATCACCAGTTTTGTCTCCACTCACTGCTCGGTTTGTACAAACCTCAACATTGTATGGAACACGATTAACAACCGTTTTATTGAAATCTTGTACTGTCTCTGCCATTGCAGAGGTAGACATAAGTACCATCCCAATTGTCATTAAACTTTTTTTCATAATTACTCCGTTACTTCCATGACAAAATCACCTGTTCCAAATAGTTCATATCCATCTTTACAAGCTGTGATTTTGACAACAGTTTCTAGTACAGCACACATTACTTTTGCCGCACCAATCGCTTCTTCAATTGTTTCATATTTCATTTCATAACAAACCTTTCACACGAATCAACTCACATTACTTATTATAATACCAAATCTAAACAACTTTGTCAAGAGGTATTAATTCTTTTTCTCCACTTTTTTCACAAGTTTTTACTCTGACAAAATTACCCTTTTCTAAGGTATTAAGAGTGTGTTCAATAATATCCTCAACCTTTTCTTTTTTGCCCTGCCATCTTCCAAAATAGTAGAAGAAGGCAAGAATGCTTGTAGCCAAAATAGCATGTTCGATTGCAGTCATTGATTTACCTTTCTAGGATAACATAATCGCCAAAGTATTTATCAAAGACTTCAACAAGGTTTTCATAGTCACCAGACTTCATTTCGGTGATAATTTGTTCACCATCAAATCCTAGTTGTTTTGACAGTCCACCGGCATGGGCAATGAGGGCAAATGCATTACCCTCTGGGCCAGTTAAATCAATGACGAATTCACGCTGCAATTGCTTCTTGCGTATCACCAACAAACTCCTTTTTCATATCAGATTCAAACTTCCGAAACAAATCCTTCTTTTCTAAAAGAAGTTTCTCGACAGCGTAGAGAGCAGCATACTTCTCATCAGAAGCACCCTCATTCATTGCAATCACGAGGTTTTCCAAAACCTCAATATCATGTAAAACATCATTCATTATGCGGCCTCCTTTATCCACCGTTGTAATGTAGGGATATCAATCCCCAGCGACTTTGCAAGATTTGATTCTTCCTCAATCGCTTCCCTTTCCATTTGTTCTTCCCACTTACGTTCACGTTCCATTGAGTCACAAGCATCCTTGATGACTTCATCCAACTCTGCATCTGTCATAGATGCAAAATCAAAAGAACGGGCATACGACTTGCTGTATGCATCTGCGATACAATAGTATGCATCCTCTTCAAGTTCAATACGTTGGAACCCCTTTAGAGTTCCACAAGGAGCACGTTGACTCCAATATTCCAAATCAGATGGTTCTACCATCGAACCCATCCAACAACCAGGCTGTTTAGAAAACTCTTCTGCCTCAGCACGTTGAGCGTTAATATAATCAACAAGTTCTTGTTCCATCACATATGTCATATCGAATCACTCCTCATCTTTCTATTACATAATACCATTGTTTTCACAACAAGTCAAGCACTTTTTCACTTTTTTTACTCTACCCTATCATGGATAGGAACAGCACCATAAAAGTGAACACCTAACATCTCTTCGATTTTATCACTAAACCGTGAATCAGATGTTGCGGCATAGTTACCACCCATCATAGTCTGTTTACCCTCTGCTTCCTCTGGAATAACTTTCACAGAAGAACCGAAACCGAAAGTCTGTTTTACCAGTTTTGCGGCAGGGTAATCTTCAGATGGATCGAAAGGCCCATCCACATTTGTCAAACAAAGTCCTTTGATATTCCACTTAGAAGAAACACCACCATTTGTACAATCACGACCTTCAGTCTTATAAATGTTTACTAACAATCCCATTATTTCCACTCCAATCCAAACTTGTCAATCATAATATCACGAACTCTTTCTCTGTCAACACTGTCACCACAGAAGTTCTCAATACCAAACTCTTTCCAACAGGCCGCTGTTGCCTCAAGAATCATCTCTGGTGTAGCACCAATAGGATAGATTGCATCAGGCACATTACCGTAGAAACTCTCTACATACACAAGGAAATCAGCCAAGTTTCCAACAATTGTTTCAATACTCTTATTCATCATCATTCTCCCTTAGTAAGTCTTAGTCATTTCCATTAACTTGAAACCTTCTTCCATCAGAACCCGAGCATCATCTGCATTCTCAAATCCTTCTTCATCAGCAAAGTCCATGCTGCTGGTGGTATAGATTTCGTGGGTGTCAGTGTCGATACCATGAGTATCCATCACATATTTGAAAGTCTTTGCTGTCTTAATGTTTCCGGCAATCAGATTTCCTACACCTTTGTAGATTTCCAACCCACCGTTGTTCGCACCGATAAAAACTGTTTCGTTTGTCATTTGAAATCCTTTCTCTCAATTACATATATACTATACCAATGTTATGAGAACAAGTCAAGCGGTTTCTGAAAAAAAGTTGAAAAAAAACCCCTGTAAAAACAGGGGCTTAGAAAAAAAGTTTAAAAAACTTTATTTTTATTTGACAATTGTAGTCAAAATTACTCCAAAATCAACGAATCGTGCGAATCAGTCGTTTTTGTTTCTTTCCAACATTAGAGCTTTTGCTTGTTCATGCATCCCTTGAGATGCAAGATAGGCTGCTGCTCTTGCGTACCCAATACTCTCACATACGTCCAAAAACTTCTTTGCTGTTGATTTAGTAAACTGTGCAATCTTGTCGCAAATTTCACAAGTCTCTTCGTAGGTATATTTCATTACTAGTCCGATAGACATTATATTTTTCTCCTTTTGTGTGTGATGTGATCATAATATAGAATAACATCATCATCTGTTAAGTGTTTTACATCATTGTAATATTCGGTTCTTATGAATCTTACAATATCTGAATGCTTTGTTTTATTTTTAAACAATTTTGCAATCCATTTTGACATTTTATTTCTATCCTCTAAAACGATAAAAGGGATGCAATTCCAGCATCCCTTGTTAATTTTCAGAAGTGCTCAGCACTTCCCATTCCTCATCTGTGTAAGGCCACATTTTGAATCTCCTTTGGGGGGTTTCGCATATATTTATAATAAAAGGACAACAAAACTGTCCTTTTATTTGTGTTATTTTTACATAGGTGTTATGCAATTCTGTCAACAGTCGTTATGTAACTTCACAAAGTATTCAGCATCAACAACCACTAGTGGTTTCTTACCGTTCTTTTTCATAACAACAATTGGTTCATAGTCGCCACTGTTTTCTTGTGCTTGAGAATATGCTTCCCAAACATTAAGTTTCTCTACATTCTTGCATTCGATTGAATAGGGGAATTTTGCACGAGCAGCACGAGCCATGATGAGGTCTTCCCCACCAGCGCCCATGCTTCTCGATTCAATATCTTCTGGATGTACTTCCAGTTTTTCTATAAGTTGGTCACGCACCCACTGTTGTAGGCGCCTACCTTTCGCTTTCGCACTTTGAGTTTTCATTACCATTCGTCATCATCATCGTATAGTTCATCTTCGTTATCACTATTTAGTTCTTCTCCACAGAATGGACAATTACACACCTGATAATATCGTTCTTCCATGTTATGCTGAATTCTGAAAACAGCTTCACAAGATTCGCATAATATTTCTTTTTTGCTCATATTATCTGTTACGCTGCTTCGTAAACATCATCCCATTTGCCACTAAGTCCAGCAACCTCATATTCGGTTACTCTGTTTTCAAAGAAGTTAGTGTGGTCTGCACCGTTAAGTACCCACTCTAACCATGGCAATGGATTTTCTTTTACCTTATAGTTACCTTTAAGTCCTAATTGAATAAGCCTTCTATCAGTTATATATCTGACATATTGTTTGACTTCTTTTTCTTCTAGTCCTTCAATGTCTCCAAGTTTATATGCCAAGTCAACAAAGTTATCTTCTAGTTTAACTGCTTGTCTTGCCATCTCATAGATTGTTTGTTTAAACTCATCATCAATAATTCTTGGGTGTTCTGCACAATATGCTTTAAAGAGTTTTGCAATTCCTTCAACATGAATAGATTCATCACGAATACTCCACTCAACAACTTTACCCATACCCTTCATCTTACCATAACGCTGGAAGTTAAGAAGCATGACAAAGGATGCAAAGAGAGCGATACCTTCGTTCATCACAGACTTAGCCATTGCAAGTGCAAGGCCTTTGACTGTGTTGGGATCACTGTCCATCATAAATTCAATCTTGTCTGCCATCTCTGTGTATTCTAAGAAGGCATGATATTCGGCATCAGATAACCCAAGTGTCTCATTAAGAAGTGCATATGCACGTTGATGAATTGCTTCTCTATTTGCAAATGAACCAAGCATATTGCGTACTTCATTGTTCTTAAATTTAGGAATGAGTTGGTCATAATAGTTCTGTCCTACTGCAACGTCAGACTGTGTAAACAGACGTAGAATGTTTGTGATATATTCTTTTTCAATTTCACTCACTTTACCAGACTTCCAATCTGCAACATCTTCAGACAAGTCAAGTTCATCTTCAATCCAGTGAACCTTTTCGTGTCTTGTTGTGATTTCAACTGCCCAAGGATAGTGGAATGGTTTGTAGGTTTCTGAGAACACCATCAAACCACCACCCTTCTTTTTAACAAAGTTGTCTGCAACTTCCATAAACTGGTCGTATGTACCAATCAACTTGTCATCAATAAAGATTTGAGGAACAGAACGAGCACTAGGTACACGCTGATAGAAAGCCATTCTTTCTTCATCATTGTCTAGTTTGTATTCTGTGTATTCATAACCACGTTCTTGAAACCAACCTTTTGCTTTCTCACAAAATGGACAATGTGATTTACTATAAATTTCTACTTTCATCTCTTACCCCTGACATGCGACACATTCATCTTGTGACTGTGCTTCCATTGTTTGTGTTTCAAAATCTTTCAATGCATCACGAGTAACTTTCTGTGATACATTCTCTGCACGTTGTGAAGTCTCTGTTCTGAGATAATACAGTCCCTTCGTTCCCAACTTCCATGCAGCAAAGTGGGCACGATGTAAGTCCTTCTTTTCTGCGCCAGCTGGGAAGAATAGATTTAGGGATTGCCCTTGACAGAGATATTCTTGTCTGTCTGCGGCTTGTTCCACCAGAACCATCTGGTCAATTTCGATTGCTGTTTTGAAAACATCTTTGACTTTTTGTGATAGGAAGTCGAGGTGCTGAACTGATCCGCCATTTGTGATAATACTTGTCCAAACATCTTGTGTATTTTTTCCTACTTTGGTTAATTCTTTCTCAAGGTATTTATTCTTCACCAAATGTGAACCAGCACGAGTTCTGTGTGTGTATGCGTTTGCCTTTGATGGTTCAATAGATGGTGAAGTACCACAAATAATAGAAGAGTTTGCATTAGGAGCAATTGCAAGTAAATGAGCGTTGCGTCTGCCAGTACCCCTCATATCAGGGGCCTCACCCCTTTCAAATCCCATTGTGTTAGATTCTTTAACTGCTTCACTTTTGATATATGAAAAGACTTCACGATTTAATTCTCTTGCTTCTAGTGAATCAAAAGGAATTCTCTTCTTGTGTAGAAGTGAATGCCATCCCATTGCACCTAGTCCAAGTGATCGTTCTTGTGTTGCAGAATATCTTGCACGAGAAATTTCATCGCCTGCATTATCAATAAAGAATTGTAGGACATTATCCAAGAAACGAGTCAAGTCACGAATCATGGATGTATCTTTCCACTCATCATACTTTTCCAAGTTTACAGATGACAGACAACAAACAGCTGTTCTTTCTTCTGATGTTGGTAGATGGATTTCATTACATAGGTTTGAACCATGAATCTTCAAACCTTTTGCTTTCATTGTGTGTGGTAATGCACGATTAGCAGTATCAATGAAGTTTAGATATGGTTCTCCTGTACGATAACGAACTTCTAAAATCTGTTGCCAAAGAGTTCTTGCAGGCATTGTCTCACGAACTGTCTCATCGTTAGGGTCTTTCAAATCCCACATCTCACCACGTTCTACAGCACGCATAAATGCATCTGTAATATTGATTGCGTGGTGTAGGTTGAGGTTCTTTCTGTTCACATCACCAGTTGGAACTCTCATGTTTAAGAATTCAATAATGTCTGGGTGTGATACATCCATATATGCAGCATAAGAACCTTTACGAGTTTTACCTTGACGGTATGCGGTCATATCTGCATCAACTGTGTGTAGAAACGGCATTGGGCCAGGCGCCTTGTCAGAGATTGCTCTGATGTCGCTCCAGTGTCCACCAACACCACCACCTTTGACTGACAACCAACGCAACTCTGCTGAGTGGTCGATTAGTCCTTCAAGTGAATCTGGTACATAGGTTA